TCACCGCCTTGTTTTGAAAGCAAGTCCTTTATAATATCCGATACAGTTTTATCAAAATATATCTGCGTTACTGTGGTTGATAATTCAGCAATCGAATCAATCGGAACACTTAAATCTGAGCATATTTCCCGTATTGCATTACCAACCGATATATCCTTAAACTGATATGTCTGGCTTGTTTTATTCAAATACCAGCCAAGGTCAACAGCGGTGTATTTATTTTTGTATCTGTCACCATCATCAACTGTTATTATGATACCTCGGAATACCTCAATATTTGTCACAATGCGTATAACCTCACCGAGCTTGGGAGTATATATGAGGTCTTTAAGATACGCATTGTCTGTCTTTGCTGTTTCAAACGAAAGTGTTGTTGCAAGCTCGTATATACTGTTTTTCCAAGACACATTACCAATGTTTTTTGTTATTTCAATGTCCGATGCGTAAACTGCAAAACCGCCGTTTGACGATATTTCGCCGACAGTTTGTAATTTCTTATGTATCGCATTTCTTACTGAATCTCCATATATGCTTTTGATAGCCATTGTATCACCGCCTTATTCCATTGGCAGAGGGAACTCCTCAAGTTCAAGTGTGTACCACAAATCACCGTCTGTTTTTATAGTGTATTCAAAATCCTTTACTGCCACAGCCATATTTATCGGAGTGTCTGTTATAACAAGACGAATTGGAAGTTTCTGTTCTATCCAAGTATCAATCTTATACACATACTCCCAGCCTTTCATAGAAGTATCACGCAAATAAGGATAATCACGAACCGGAAAGAAACTTGAAATTGTAATGCCTTTTAGTTTTGGAACACCTATAAGCTGAAGTTCACCTTGTGATACTGTTTCAAAAATCTCTGTTGATTGCGGTTTGCTTATCGTAAATGACGATGGCAGCACAGGCAGACACATTACAT